GATGCGTACAAACCGCATACTGTCATAGTTGAGTCAAACGCTTTTCAGCTTTTCTTGACTCAAGATGAGGAAATCAGAAACTTCCTCTCCACTCGTGGAATTAATTACCGACCACATTACACTGGTAATAATAAGCAAGACCCAGAGTTCGGCGTAGCCTCTCTGGCTCCGTTATTTGGAACCGTCATTAAGCGAGATGGCAACAATAACAACTTGAAACATGCAGGCGATAACATGATTGAACTGCCTGACTCTTCAAGAAATGAACATATTAAAAAGCTAGTAGAACAACTTGTAACCTGGCAACCAGGAGTACAGGGTAAGCGATTGAAGATGGATGCCGTGATGGCACTCTGGTTCTGTGAAATCGTAGCTCGTGACGTTCTACTTACTTCAGCAAATGTACCGAACTTCCTCAAGAATGAATTCACACCTCAGTCTGATATCGAATCAAGGTACATCGTCAACTTAGATGACTTAGCTGCAGCGCAGCGAATAGCGAGATTGTGAATCGATGAAAGAACTTGTACAAGCATTCGAGCAATTAAAAACTCGAAACTCCGAGCGCGATAAGCGCATGCGCGAGGTTGCCTTGGTTCGTGCTGGTCAAGCAGACCAGGTATTCAAAGGCTTGTTCCCAGAGGGAACATGGTCACGACCAATCATTGCTAACCTCATTGACGTTGTAGCTCGTGATGTATCTGAGCAAGCTGGTGTTCTACCTACCATTACTGCTGCTGGCGATTCATCATTAGATGATAACCAGCGTACCAAGGCTGACAAGCGTACAAAGATTGCCAACTATTATGTTGCTGCATCTCGACTTGGTACGGAACTACTGCGTGGCGCAGACCAGTTGGGTACATACGGATTCGTTGTATTCCGTGTGGAACCTAACTTTAAAGAACGTCGCCCACATATTCATGTTGAAAACTCCATGGGTGCGTATTACGACGTTGATAGATTTGGCGAAGTCCAAGTTTATGCTCGCTCTTACTATCGTAAGGCGGGAGATTTAGCAGCTCAGTTCCCTGAGTATGCTGACAAGATTCTACAAACAGGTGCGTTCTCTCGTGGAGATACAAACCAACTTCTTGAAGTTGTACGATGGACTGACAAGAAGCAAGCAATTATGTTTATCCCAGAACGAGGGGGAGTAGTACTTGCACAGACACCAAACAAACTCGGTAAAGTCCCAGTTGCGATTGCTCAACGTCCTTCTCTCGACGGAGAAGTCCGTGGCTCATTCGACGATGTACTACCTGTTTATGCAGCCAAGGCGCGACTTGCTCTTCTTACCATGGAAGCTGTTCAAAAGTCTGTTGAAGCTCCTCTTGCTTTGCCTACTGATGTTACTCAGCTTTCCGTTGGTCCTGATTCAGTTATTCGTTCTAACTCCCCTGAGAAAATTCGTCGTATTAATCTGGACGTACCTCAGTTCGCATTTGCGGAAAACAATGTCCTAGCCGATGAAATGAAGTTGGGAACACGATTCCCACAAGCACGTGCAGGACAAGCAGAGGGTTCTATCGTTACTGGTCAAGGCGTCAAGGCGCTTATGGCTGGATTCGATTCACAAATCAAAGTTATTCAATCAGTACTTGGTGAGGCAATTGGTCAAGCTATTTCGCTTGCACTAGCAACCGATGAAGTTTACTTCAAGGAAGTTACACGTGAAGTATCTGCTACAGCAAACGGTGTTCCTTACAAGTTAAAGTACAAACCATCAGCCGACATTAACGGTAACTACGGAGTTACGGTTGAATACGGACTAATGGCAGGTCTAGACCCTAACAGAGCGCTTGTATGGGGTCTTCAAGCTCGTGGCGACAAGCTAATCTCTCGCGGGATGCTACGTCGCAATCTACCGATTTCGCTCAATGCTGGAGAAGAAGAGCGAGCAATCGACATTGAAGAGATGCGTGACTCCCTTAAGGCGTCAGTTGCGTCAATGGCTCAAGCAATTCCACAAATGGTTATGCAAGGTCAAGACCCAATGAAGATTGTTGAAAGAATGGCTGCAGTTATTGATGAACGCAAGAAGGGTACACCGCTAGAAGATGCGGTTGCTAAAGCGTTCAAGCCAGAACCAGCACCAAAACAACCTCAAGCACCAGGAATGCCTCCACAGGGAGCAGCACCTGAGCAGGGTATGGGTGGCGAACAGCCAGAATTCCAACAAGAACGTCCAGCAATGCAAGAACTTCTTGCAGGTTTAACTGGCGGAGGAAACCCTAATCTCGCTGCAAGAGTAACTCGTCAAATACCAGCATAAACAAGGAGAAAAAATGTTCGGAAAGCAAGGAAAGATGGCAAAGGCTCCAGTCCACCCAGGACACGCAGGCAAGAAGAATGGCGGTAAGGGTGTAGGACTAGGACAAGTTGATGTAGCAAAGGCTCCAAAGACCATCAAGGGTAACAACCAAAAGCTTAAGTAAAGGATAACCATGGCAGCCAAGAAGCCAACAACAAGAAAATATCGGCAGGCAAAACAGGCTGCCAAACCTGCTGCTAAAGCAGCATTTCCTGGCAAGAAGCAAGCAGGAAAGCGTGACCCTAAGCTAAAGATTAGTTTAGAAGATAAGCAAATTGCTGATGAAGTAAAGAAAACAGCTAAGTCTGAACTTGGCAAGAATGCATATCTCAGCAAGTCTGAATACAACATGCAGCAAGCTGCATCTCGTGCAAGATTCCAAGATGCAATGCGTGAAGAGTTCGGCGAATACGCTGGAAAGAAAGCCTCACCTGCTGAATCAGAAGTTTCTAGAGCAGCTAAAGCAACTTCAGCAGGAAATGGTTCATCTCTTGTAGAAGATGGCAAGGTTGTATCTAAGGCTCGTGCCGAAGAAATCATGTCAGGCAAGAAAGAATCACCTGCTAAGAAGAAGGCAGCAACAAAGAAGCCTTCTGCTTCTAAGAAGCCACCAGTTGACGTTAAGAATGTTGCAAAAGTTGTAGGCAAAGCAGCTACTGCTGCTAAGACAGCTAAGACTGTTGCTAAAGGTGGTAAGTCTGCTGCAAGAGCAGCTCGTTCTGCTGCAAATAAGGCAGCATGGAAGAACATGACACCAGAAGAGCGCAAGAACTGGAGAGCAAATAAGCCAGGCGCTAAGACAGAAAAGCCTTCTAAGTATCAAGCAGCACGTAATGCAGGTAAGACCCCAGCAGATGCAGCTAAAAAAGCTAACCCAAGGTTGTTTAAGAATCCTACAGCAGAAGCACCAGTAAGAATGCCAAAGGAAACAACTAAGACGACTCCAACAAACGTTAAGACTCCAACACGTCCTACGGATGCATCACTTCGCGCAAATGAAGATGCATATCTTAAGAAGACTAAAGAGCGCCTTGACGCCAAGAGTCAAACAAAGCCTAAAGCTTCTAAGCCTGCACCTAAACCTGCAGCAACTACACCAAAGCCAGAACCAAAGAAGGTTACAGCACCTGTTAAAAAAGGTTCAAAGACAGTTCGTGCTAGCAAGTTTATTGCTAAAAAGTTCCCACTAGCTATGCTAGCTGGAGAAGTTGGTTCAGTAGTTAAAGGTTCAACCGCTAAAGACCTTACTGAGATTAATCGTCTCAAGGCAAAGCTTGGCGAAAAGCCAATGTCTGCTAAAGAAGGTGCTGCAACACAAGCAAGTAGCCTTGCGAATCTTGCAACTATGGGTCTTGTTGGTAAGACTCGTCGTCAGCGCATGGATGAACTTAATGCAAAGATTAAGAAGCAAGAAGCTGCAACAGCAAAAGCTAATAAGGGATTACGTTATGGTAAAGGCGGAGAGAGCCTAGTACCAGGAACAGCAGCATATAAGGCTGGCTCTAAGACACGTCCTTCAGCAACTGCTTCTTCAACAAAGCCAACTGTTGGTGCAGGTGGTTCAACCACTAAGTACACAGTTAAGAAGGGCGACACCTTGTCAGGTATCGCTAAGAACTCAGGTCTTTCATTAGCCGAAGTACGCAAACTAAACCCTGAACTTATGAGCAATCCTAAGTACAAAAAGGGTGCAGCTATTTGGTCTGGTACAAAGGTTAACGTTAAAAAGAAATAGGTAAACAATGTCAATGATGCAGCCTTCAGGTCCAGGCAAGTTCGCCAAGCGAACAGATATGCAAGGAGCAAAGAGACTACCTAATGCTGCCTACGGCGAGCAGAAGCAGTTTCAAGCACAGCAAGCAGCAGCACCAATGGCAAAAGCACCTACTCAAAAAGCATCAAACCCAATGGCAGGTGCTTTGCCTTTAACTGCTCCAACTCGTAGACCAAACGAACCTGTAACAGCGGGCGTTAATTCAGGTCCAGGACCAGGTAGAGAAATCTTGGGTATTAAGTCTCCAGTTGATGTTCAACTAGATGACCTAAACAAGATAGCAAAGTACATGCCATTGATGATGCGATTCGCAGAATCGCCAAACTCAACTGGCACAATGAAAGCATTTGTTAAATATCTAAGGAGTCAAACCGAATGAGAGCACTCAAGAAGTTCGAAGAGAACCTTGAGTACCTTGGCTTTGACATGGCTCCATTAGCTTGGGAT